TTATATATAAATGTTATTATATTTAAATATAGTAAATTATTATGAATCTGTCAATTAACAAAAAAACCTATCGATTTCGATAGGTTTTAATTTTTAATATTCTATATTAGATTTTAATTGATGTATCTTTGAAATATCACTTATGAAATTTTCTTTGATATATTCCATTCTTAGTAGTTTATCTTTAGCACTTAATAATTTACTTTTAATTTCTATATCTTCATTCAAAGTTAATTTTTGATCTATTGTATCAACACATTCTCTTACCATAGTAGTAAATAATTTTACTTTATCTTCTTCTGTTGAAGATAGTATAGTTTTAATAATAGTTTTCTCTGATTCAGAAATGTCAGAATATTTACTATTAAATTTATTAACTACTATTTTTGTTAATACACTTGGTGGTAAATCTGAATATTCATATTGACTAGTTTCATTCACCTTTTCTTTTGTCATATGATTTTTTAATAGATTAATAGATTCAGTTATTGTATCTAATGTATTTGGTGTTTTATTAGTAAATATTAATTTAGATATACACTCATGTATTTCTTTAAATTCATAATTATTTTCTTTTACATTTTCTAATAATGAAAATAATTTTTTATTTGTTTTTAATATATCTTCTTTACTAAATTTTTTAAGTAATTCTAAATTTTCTTTTATATAATCTTTTGCTTCTATTGAATCACTTATATGTTTATTAGTAATATTATTATAAACATAAAATTGTGTTTTTAATATCTCATTTTCTTTAATCATTTTAAGATATTGTTTAAATATCTTTTTACCATCATCATTTTTCTTAATGATTGATTCACTCAATTTATGATTGAAGTATTCTTTTAATAGACCGAAATTTTTCATAATTCTTTTTAACTATAAATATATCATTTTTTATAAAAAATTATTTTTTTTTAATCTTTTATTACATCATCAATAAATTTACTGATTTTGTCAATCTCATCATTCAAAAAATCTTTATTTTTATCTATATTAGATACTTTTTTAAGTTTTTCATTTTCTCTATCCAAACTCTCTATTAATCTATTTGTATAAATATTTTTATATTTTTTCATTTTTTCTTCAAACTTTCTTTTACTAACTTCTTCAGTTAATAAATTATCTGATGATCTATTAAAACCTTCAGCTGCCGGTTCAGGTGTTTCTGTTGGTTCAGCTTCTTCTGGTGATTCTGTTGGTGATGATGGTGTAGACATTGATCCACCTCCACCAAATGATGATTCCATACCACCCATTTCCCCACCACCTTCTGCACCTTCTGCTGTTTTTGCTGCTTCTTCTGGTGTCACACCAAATTCACCATACATTCTATCTATCTTATCAAAGATGCCAGTTTTCTTAATAATATTTGCTGTATTAGCTAATTCAGCAGCAGCTGCTTTCTCTAATCTTTGTTGTTCGATATCTAATCTAATATCTTCTTCTGACATACCTAATATTTCTCTTTTAGCTCTAGTCATTGACATAGCACCAAAACCATTTCCTGCGTCAGCAACACTATCTCTATAGACTTGTATTTTTTGTTGTAACTGTTCAGTTCTTAACATATCAGCTTGTGTCGATGGATTATTTAAACTTAGTGTAAAATTCTCTAATTCATCTTCTAACCCTAATAAATATAAATGAACAATTGCAATCTTATTAAGTTCTTGTATCATAGATTGTTGAATTCTATTGATGGTTCTGGTAAACCTAATATCTTGTAAAGCTAAATTTTTACCATCACCATTAGCTTCCTCAAAACCTAAAAATGGTTTAGGGACTCTAAGTGCTGTAAATAATTTTTTCTGTAAATATTCAATATCCGCAATTTCAGATAAATTTTGTGCACCTGCTAATGTTTCTATTGGACTTGGTGCTGATGCATCTCTTACTGGGATAAAATAATCCTGATCTTGTGCCATTTGATTATATCTAGTATCTATTTGACCAGTTCTTTGATCGATAACAGGTGTTTTCTTAAAATTATTAGCAATTTTTTGTACATATGATGGTACATCTTGTTCATCAATGTTACCAACATAAATTTTAAATATTCTTCTCTCAGGTGCTCTTGTTACCCTATATACTAACATAGCATCTTCAGATAATAATAATTGTTTCCAAATCCTTCTAGCCTTTTCTAATACACTAGTACCATATGGTAATCTTCTATCATCACCCAATAATCTAAAATGACCAATTTGCCAAGAATTAAAAGTTATATCTTTATTTTTCCAAAAAAATGATACAGTATCTTTTTTACCCTCTTTAACTAAAGGATCGTTAGCGTTATATATTCTATAGTTATCAGCTTCTTTTCTTTCTATTTCAATATTAGGTAATTGTTTAACACCAACAATACCTTTTTCATCTTCAATTTTCAAAAATAAAAAATTATCACCATACTTACAAGTATTTCTCTTCTTTTAACCCTTTTACTTTCAGAAAAAATATTTAAAACTCTACCTTCTTTATTTTGAGTGGTAGATTCTTCCATAAAAATATCTAGTGCAGCGGCAATTTCTGGGTAAAATTCCATACCTTCAAAATCAGAATATGATGCAATTCTAGTTGTTTCATAATAAACAGATTGTTGAAACAACTCACCATCAACTTTTTGCCATTGACTTGATAAGTATTTATTTTGTTGTGCTTGTAATTTAGCAACTTCATATTCTTCTTTAGATTGAGTTTTTAATAATTGTTTATCATCTAAAGAATATCTTGATTTACTAATCTTATGTTTTTCTGGTCCGAATAAATCTTCTAATCTTTGGTATATTGTCTTTTTTTCCATAATACTATTATAATGAATTAATTTTAAATTTTAAATATTTACAGTACATAATTACATTCAACATATGCTAAATGATCATCATTATATACATACATCACTACATTATCAACACCTTGTGACCCAACAGTTGCTGTACATTCAGCAATAATTGGTTCTTTTTTTAATTTACCACCTTTTTTATCACCACTATATTCTGTTGGTGACCAAGAATATCTTGAATTGGATGTATTGTTTGGTTTTCTACTAAAATTTTTTTTCATTTTATTTTATTTTTTAAATCCAAATAACCAACTATAATCTTGATTAGGATCATTATTAGTTGGGATATTTTGTTGATTATGATTATTTGTATTAGTATAAAACTGTGTGTTATTATCATTATATATTTTAGTTGTTGGTACAGAATTTGATGTTGTAACCCAACTTTCTAACATAGCTTTAGTTTGTTGTGTAACTTTTTCTAAATTTTTAAATGAAGTTTGTACAATAAAAATACACATCGCTAATGCCATTATAAGGTCATCATGATAACCTTCCATATGATCAGGTCTACCATTTTTATATACAAATGTTTTTAATTCAGATATTAATCTAGTAGATCTAATTATAGTTTTACCTTCTCTTACATGTTCTTCTAATTCTGTTATCATATGTAATCTATTAGAACCAACATTAAAACCAGGTGTTTTATTATCTAAATTAACATATTTTTCAATCGATCTTTTATCTTGTAATATTTTAGTTTTAGAATTATCTAAATGTAAATGTTTATAACCTAATTCTTGTAATTTAACTACAGTTGATACTCCCATACCACCTGTAATATCAATAATAGTATATGCACTATACATATTACCATATTTAAATACTAATTGAGCTAAAAAATCTGGTGGTATCATACCTTGATATTCAGCAACTTGTTCTAAATTCTCAAAATCTAATATTACTATTGTAGAACTATCTTTACCATCACCTCTAGCAACATCGACACCCATTAAATATTTATGACCTATTTCAGGCTTTTTCCATATCCACATTTTTTTCTCTAACTCAGCAGTGAATTCTGGATCTATAACATTATTTTTTGATTGATCTTCAATATATTTTTCATCAATTACATTTCCACCTGAACCAACAAATGATACATCAAGCTCTTGTGCTATCTGTCTAACATCACCGTTCATATCTTCACACATTGATTCATACCAAAAAGATGATGGTTTCCAACCATCTTTTAACATTACATCATAGTTTTCAATACTAGTTTCTGATGTTTCATATATTATACCATTATATTCCCACCTTAATTTAGATCTACCAACATTTTCACATTTAATTTCTCCATCATCACCTTTCAACCATCTTAAATTCCTATTATATCTAATATCTTGATGCCATCGCATCTCAACTATTTTAAAATTATTTTTACCAGTTTTTGCCCCATCATAAGTTTTATAATATAACTCATCTAACCCATTTGGAGTGGATATAAGTGATATTTTACCTCCTGTACCTAGCGAAGTTAAGGCAGCACCAAATACTTCTGATCCATTATCAATGAACGCAGCCTCATCCATAATTAAGAATGTTGGTGTATATCCCCTTAATGCATCTTTAGATGTTGCTAATGCTTTTACTTCACATTTAGTAGATTTAATTTTTATATGACCTTTAGAGTCTGTAGATAAATAAGTTGACCCATCATCTATACCCCAAACCCAATTAGGTATTTGATCTAAAAAATCTCTAATTTTCTGTAAAAATTCCTGTGCCAATGTTTGTTTATTGGCTAATATTAGAACTTTCCAAGGATTTTTAGGGTCACCAAATGCTATCTTAGATGCAATATATGCTGCAGTAGTTGTTGATACTCCTGCCTGTCTTGGTTTTGTTACTATTATACGATTATTATTTTCGTATGTATGTATAATTTCTTTTTGTTTATGAAATAATCTAAAAGGTACATTACCTTTTTGAGTTAAATCGAATGTCATGAAAAATTTCTCTATCGTAAAGATAGGGTCATATAAACATTTACCGTATATTTCAATCTGTTCAGATCTCGTCATTAGTTATTTTATTATCCGTAAATGGTAATAAAGATTTAATTTTATCTTTAGCTTTATCAATTATATTCTTAACACCAAACATACCTGCTGATAATACAAATGATAATAAATATTGACCTACATTATCTAAATTAAGTGAATTGTCATTTATCAATGTACCTAACATTTCTATTATAGGACTTAATAAAAAACTAAATCCAGCTAAATCTAATATATCATTTATTGATTTACCTACTTGATTTAAAAGTGTTATTGTTACTTGTTCAATATCTTTAAATGCTGATAATATTTTTTTAAATAATTCGTAAAAACCTTTATTTTTTATTATATCGATTACTTTTTTTACCCATTCCTCATTTCTTTGGTAAGTAAAACCTAATACTGCAACAAATAACATTGCAATATTATATTCACTAATATGAATATCACTATTATTAATTATTTCTTTAACAGGTTGAAAGAATGCTGATATACCAGCACCAAATGTAAATACACCACCCAAATTAACTTTAATATCATTCATTGTTTTTTGCAATGCTGATTGGGATTGTTCTACCAACAACTCACTTTCTTTAAGTGATGTTCTATATTCTAATATTAATCTTTTTTTCATATATTATCTAGTAAAAATTCATTTAAATTTTTATCAACGGTTCTTGAATTAGGGTAATAATATTGAGTATTAGGGGTATCAAATTTTTTATAAGTTTCATCCAAATAAATTTCTAATACTCTTAAAAAATAACTACTTTCATCATATGGATTTCTTTCAAGATCAATTAACATGTTATTAATTATATCATAAAATTTATCAGTAATATCAAAAACTAATACATTTTTAGTTTTTTCTTCATTATTTTTAGTAATTTTATATGAATCCCATTTACCCCCATCACCAAAAAATGATTTTATTTCATCACTTAAACTTTCAAATAATTCACCTTCGGCAGCATTATTATAAGCATTACGATAAGAGTTATATAAATCATATTTTAAATCATCAAAAAATTCACAATTTTTAATTAAATCATGTAGCATATTGATATCAGAACTAATTTTATTTATTAATTCATCAGTAAGTACTGGATCTTCACCATCTTCACTAAAATTATCATAATTACCCATATTCTCTAATTCATGCCCTTTGAATTCTTTTACTTTATCCATTAATCTATCAATAGATTTTTTGTCTAAATTATCAAATACATCATTTTTCAAATTAATATCACTATTACTAAATGAAAATAATTCAAACCAATCTTCAGATAAAATATCACTTGCTAATGACTTATTATCGAAACATTCAACAAAATCAAACCAACCATCAACTTCTAATAGTAATCTATCACCAACTTCTTTAACATCTTTAAAACCATTATTTGATATAAAATGATTTTCATACCAACCACTTTCTTTTAAAAATGGTAATTTTAAATTTTGTGGTACTTTATATAACCAATCTTCTAATCTATAATCATCTATTGGATCTGTTTTCAATACTTCTACTTTATATGAAAAAACTAAAAATTTTGTTTCTATATATTCTAAACCAAACTTTTCTGAAATATTTATAAATAAATCATCTAAATCATTATATGTAAAATAATCTTCAGTATCTATTAACATTGTTATATAGTCATAGATTCTTTTTTTCATTCTTGGATGTCTTACTAATGTGTTCATACAATATAAATACTTTTAAATACAAAAAAATCCTATATTATTAGTATAGGATTTTAATTTTTTTATTTTTTTTTGATTTTTAACTAAATAAATCTGAAATATCAATATCATCAAGATTATCATCATCATCACCAAATAAGTTAGAAGATTTTTCACTTCCACCTTCAATAGCTTTTTTAGCTCTATCACTTTCAATTTCTTTTTTTATTTCGTTTGCTAAATCAACTAATTTTTGTTTTCCTTTTTTAGTACCAGATAATAATTCTCTCATAAATGAATGGAACTCATCTGCT